TGGTTAATGAGTGCACAATTATGCTGGGAACACTTTACGGAGTTCAGATGTTAAATAATCAAGTTAAAATGTTAATGGAAGAATATCCATTCACTGAAAAATGGTATTGGCGTGAAGCGTCAATGTTTAATACATTAAAATGCTTTATTGAAGTCTGGGCTGAAAAGTTCGAAGATTGCAAAACCATAACGGAAAAGAAAAACTTTTCTCTTTACATTATGGAAAAAATAAAAGAGTATAATGAAATACTACAAAAAATTGAGGTGAAAATATGAGCGATGTAAGAAAAGTTCTAATTTTAGACCACAGAGATATAAAAACGTTGGCTAAACATAAATATGCTGAATTAGCATATACAACCGATGCAATGCTTGATTTGTGGAATGAAATAGTAGACCAAATATTAGAGCAATAGCTTTATATAGTCCTCTGCTATTGAGATATTACAAGGGCGAGACCGTCATGACGAATGCCGCCCGAACGGTTTGGTTAGCCGACACGCTCATGATATGAGGCTGAATAACCACCACGATTCTCTATAGAGCGAGCTGTGTTATAAGACGTATTCTTATAGCTGCAAAGGCCAATCGGTTTGGCCGCAGCAAGCCCCTATATAAGCCTATCGGCCGACCGCACCGCCATTGTGCGTAAAGTCCCCCTGCATTTTTCCGCCTTCCGTAACGGTGAAATTTTTGGTTTTCAGCATCTCGGTACACTCGACCAGCGGCGTTTCCAGCAAGACCTTAACCGACGCCTCAATCGTCGCTGATTTGATGCCGCTGACCTGCAAAGCCCCTGCCTCTGCGTCATAGCGAAACTTCGCGCCATCCGGGGCGGTCACGATCATTTCTTTTGCCGATATGCCTGGCGCCGGATTGTCGTTGCTGTAAAGACTTCCCCCGATGATCGCAGCGGTAGTGTTACCCCCAAGGCACAGGAACCATACCTGCTCGCCAACAGATGGCGGCACCCAGACGCTGAAAGCGCCTGCACGCTGTGCATTCCAGCGCAGCCAGGTCGAATCCAGCTCTCCGCTTTTTACCCTTACCCGCCACTTTTCCTCGTCTATCTCCGTCACCGTACCGGTGCGAACGATGTTTTCCAGCAGGCGAATGACTTCAGCCAGATCCATCAGCTCACCCCCAGAGAATCAATGACCTGTCGGGCTATAGCCATGCGGTCCGCATTGCTCAGTCCGAGCAACTCACGGCGCGGGTAGCTGGCCATCGCGCCACTGTCGTTAACCCTGTCCCGTAGCCCGTACTGGTGAACGCGGGCGATGCGGGCAGCTGCGCCCGAAAAACCAACTACAGCCCCCTCAGAAGTGGCGCTTGCTTTCAGAAAACGAGCTGTGCGCAGTCGGCGAAACATAGGATCGCTTTTCGTGGTATCGCGGCGCGTCTCGCTGGCGTTGAGTTCAAGGTAACGCTCAATATCCGCACGATAGAACGAACGCACGGCACCTTTCCCTTCATCAAATCCGGTCAGCATACGCCCGCGACTTCCACGGGTTGCCCGCCAGTTGCGCAGATGGCGCTCTTCCCCTTCCCAGATAAAGCCGATCTCAGCGCGTGACTTCAGTACGCGACGGCGACGCTTCGGGTATTTCGTACCATCCGGAGCCGTCTGCTTACCGATGCGCTGGCTCTGACTTCGACGTAGGGCAGTCGCTATTCCGCGCGCTGTACGCAACCGGCGTGCTGGCGCCATCGCGGACAGGATGTCTGCAAAAACCTGATCGAGTTGATGAAACAGCGCTGCATCATCGGTCATGCCAGCTCTCCTCCGCCAAATACCACTTCCCACTCTCCGCCATTGATGCGCGGGCGGTCTTCGCTCAGGTGCTTCGCGACGGGCTTCCCGTCAACGGTTTCCACCATGACGCGCTCCCAGACCGGCACCTTGAACAGAAGATCGGCCAGGTCGTCGCTGATAATGTCAGCGTCAAACTCCACCTTGCGGTTATTGTCAGGATTCAGCAGTAAATCCGGCTGATATTGCCAGGCCCAGGCCATAATCGGCAGCATCAGGTCATCAACCGCCCCGGGGAATTCCACGGCGAGAATATTGATGGTGTAGAGGTACATGAAAGACGGTTCGCCGGTCGCTTCAATCCCGATATTGCCTTTTTCCACCCAGACGGTGATTTGCTCCGGGTTGGCCTTACACCAGGTGTTACCGGCTATCAGGGTTTCACGCATCAACTCTGCTTTTTTCACTTTATCCCCCTGGCGATTCGCCGCAGTTCCAGCTCTCTGATTCCCGCCTTATCGGCGTTGCATGTGTCCAGCGCATCCAGCAGTGCATCGGACCACGGAGCGAGGCTCCCGTATGTCATTGGTTTTGGCGGTGCTGGCGTTTCAGTTTTTGCCGTCAGGCTTTCCGGTAAAGGTTCCTGAATAATCACCGGCACTGACTTCGGCGGCTCGCTGGTACAGGCTGTCAGCCACACGGTCAGGCACAGGCACAGCGGCGCATTTATCACCAGCCAGCTCAGTTTTGATATTTTCACGGCGCTTTTCCCCTGTATCGCTACGCTTCTGAGCCAGTGTTTTCAGACCAGCGGCCACTTCGTTGACGTCGTTACGTAACGCCCTGACCTCGGTCAGCACATCACCGGTTTGCTTAAGCTTCTGGTTGGCTTCTCCAAGGGCAGTCTCTGCGGCCTCTCGTTTACTGCTCTCCAGCGTCAGCCTGACGCCTGCGATGACCAGCAGAAGGGAAATTAAAACGGTAAAAACACCCAGCGCTTTCATTTTGCCTCCTTCAGCTCAGGCTCTGAGAGGCACCAGTCCCGAAACTCTTCCCGGCGCTTTACCAGCCCCGGCAGACGTTGTCCGCCGGAGTTAACAAAGTCTGTGAGTCGCTCGCAAACGCCCTGCCAGTTACCATCCTGCGCATTGCGCCAGATTGTTGTTCTGACCTTCTGGCCCTTTTTGTTGGTGTACCAGCCAAGACCACCACAACCGACGTTAAATGCGCCATCAGTCAGCGCTTCAAAAACCCGTTGTGGCGCAGCTGCGCCATTAAACTCGCGGTTTACGCATTTCTCAGCACGAAACAAGTCATTCACCCATCGCTCGGCGATCTCGCGCTCGGCGTATTCGCGGTTCTGCACGTTGCTGGTCGACCCCATGCCTACGGTCAGCACACCTGCCGGGCAGTAATAGGGCGTCTTTCGGCAATCCTCATATTTAGCCATCTTCAGCTGCGCTTCAGGACTTGTGCGCAGCGTCTGCGGCCAGAGTGCCGCCGCGAGAGAGACAATCGCCGCAACAGAACAGGCAATAATTCCTCTTTTCATCGCGGTGACTCCCTGATAGTCCGGATTAACTCCTTCACATCCTGCCGGTTCTCGGTATCGTCCCGAATCGCATCGATCAATTCATTCAGCAGAACATTATTGGTTTCATGAATGCGCGACATCCGGCGTCGATGGAGTTCACCCAGCACGGCAACCACGATCCCGGTGAGCGCAGCAATGAAAGCCAGCCAGTCCTTCTGCGTCATCATGCCGACGCCCGTCAGCAGCATCGACCAGAGGTACACCGTCCAGTTCCAGAGGCGGTTTATCAGCTCCATAATTGAACAGTCTCCTTTGTCGCAGAGGTGTCGACGTCAGGCAGCTCAACTTCCTGCCCTGCATCAAGGAAGATCTGACCGGCCAGCGCATGATTCGCAGCCAGTACGATCTCGGTCACGCCCTGGGTGATGCCGTAGTGACGCTGACACAACAAATCCACTGTATCGCCCTGCAATGCCTTCACTTTCATCAGAACGCCTCCGCAGAGTTACGGACCACGCCCTGAATATCCGAGATAGCCCAGCGCGCATCACGCCAGTGATCATTCGCCTGGGTTGCGAGCGCGGCGGCGCGCTTCTCACCTGCGTCACCCGTCGTGTCAACATCGCGGAAAGTCTCGATCAGCAGGGCGCGAGCGATGCTGTAAACTGCGCGACGCCAGCGATATACCTTTACGCTCTCGTCGTTAATCACCATGGCCGGTACGGCGGCCAAACTGGCATATCCGGCCCCAATCTGTTCAGCCTGCCATTGCTTCAGCTGGTCAGCTGTGTGGGCTACGGCTTCGATGACCACCTGCTTTAAACGCGAAGTGGTAACCGCACCGGTGATCCGCATCTCCTTACGGACGTTGCTCAGCACTATCTCGGGCCAGAACTCCCCGGCGGTGACTTTCTCTCCGCCGTCATCCACATCCGGCACATCCTCCGCAGAGGGGGTAACTGTGCGAGGGGCCACAAGGCTCATCGTGTAGTCTCCAGAAAAGGTTGGCGGTGAGCGGACGGAGAAAAGCTAACGCGATGCGTTGCAGATCTCCGCCCGCGCCGCCAGCGCACG